GCCTGAACACCCCTAGTGTTGTTCAAAACCAAATCATTTTTCAAAAATCTGGAATTGACATAAAAGGGGATTTCAACTTCAATAACAGGTTGCTGCAAAGACGTGGTAACATGAGTCCCATCATAAGTATTGGACATCATAAGATCAGATTTGCCAACTGTCTGAGCCACATTGGTTGACTGCCCAAGGGGCGGTGCATAATTGCCTTCAGCTGGATATGTGAGAGGATTGAACCAATTAGGAGCTTCTGAATTTGAAGTCCCGGTTTGCATGCTCCCGTTCAAAGCCTGAGCCTTGGCAACATTGATGGCGCCAAAAGTATTGGGATTCGTTGAAGAGTTAAAGCTTGCATTCTCCACCCTGCAACTAGCTTGGCTCCAAAAACCTCCATAAGCGGGCATTCCATATCTTACCAAGGTAGTTTCCAACTCCGTCTGAGCGTTACTCAATGAACTGCTAATGTCCCCACCAGAGAACGTGTTACCACTAATAACTCCAGAATCGGGTAAACGCTTGACAGACATTATTTGAGTGCCGACGGTGTTATTAGGGGCAGTGTTGCCGTCAAGAATATACTTGTTCCTAATTGCACCCTTCCTGGCTATGAACATCCGAGTGACAAAATGCATCATAGTAAGCTGCCCTGGATTCACTTTAAGCAACTTAGCGCTATCAGCGTAAACCGCTCCTGGTGCAGGAATTTCATCAATGGGAGCATTAAGCCAAAACTTGCCGGCTGGGGCCAAGTTAAAAGCAAAATTGTCAGCCAAAACATCATCGCCACCTGGGACCGATGTTCCATCAATAAATGGTCCAGCCGTGGAAACAGACGGCAAACCGGGATAGCTAGTCTTGGACGCCCATTTTGAACTCATAGGAGCAGCTCCAGGAAATGGCGGAAAATCTGGAATGACAGTAAGAACAGTGTACTCATCATCACCGCGATCAGGCGAATTGACTGAAGGAAAATCCTCTCTGCAATAAACCTCACGGTTATACAATTGCCACCTGTTCATCAAAGACATCCAGGAATCCATCTTTTCACCAAAGGTAACAGAAGCCATAGAAGCAGCAGGTTGAGAGCAGTCGCCCATCCAAGCCTTGGTAGGAGGGTCAGTGGGAACATTCTCCATCTCAGTAGTGCCCATAGCGGCTGAATCATCCTCAGTATTCATGTGAGGCTCAAACTTTGCCTCCCTGAAAGCTTTCTCCTTAACTTTCTTGGGAAACTGCTTTTCTCGGCGCAAAGCCTCATTTCCTAAAGATTCAGGGACGGCGCTCTCCTCATTCCTCCAATTAACAGGAAAACCAGTTGGGTCAACAAAAGACATCATATCAAGGTTTCTAGCAGTGGGCATCTGAAAATCCATATCTTCGCCAGCCGAAGTAAAAACGTTGATGGTGACATCGTTGTTGATCGCAGGACCAGTAGCAGGTACGGCCAACCTATTCAAAACGTAAATGGTTATTTGTCCATTTGTAGTCTGAGTGGGAGCCAACCTGTTACCATTCGCTGTGGTGGGAACGGTTGGTCCATAGTTGTTCCAATCAAAATTGTGAAAATTGAAGCCTTCAGTATTACGAGCTTCCAATTGAAGTAACGGCAGATAAGGTTTCTCTTGCATATAACCGACCTCAAAAACAAAATCCCTCCCTGCATCGCCTGCTATGTCAATGGTGCGACTGTATTGCTGGTTCATCAAGGATTCGGGATAAAGGTTGACGTTGGATCTAGCATGAATGTCTGCAACTGGATCATAGACTATTCTCAAACGTCCACGATGCAAATTCGAGGCGACAATCTGTATGCGATACTTCATAGAACCTCTCCAATACCCAAACGGCAAGGAGGCGTAAGCAGAAGGCGTAGGTTGCATGCCGGGAATGCCAGTAACATTGGAGCTAAAAGCTTGCTGCCTCTTAAAATATTGAGGCGTCACTCTACATGACCAAATCGGCGTTTCTGCAGGATCGCCAACAGCCCAAGTAAACCGGTCAAGCCAGCATTCACGTTGAGCAATTGCAGAAATTGACATCTCATCTGATTTGCCAAGCCCAACAGTGGATTCATCGGTATTCAAAGATGAATCTCCCATTTCAAGGCGACCAGCAATGTCAGGAGCAGCGGGCTTAGCCAAGTCACCCAAGAAGTTAGGAACATACACTGAACGCATGTGAGGTTCAAAAGACGCCTCATTTGTAACCGGAATATCTCCTACTCCTGGATGAGAAACAGCAGTTGGAACTGAAAACTTGACATCAGATGCCCACAAAAACACCTGAATAGTAACTGGATCATCGGCACCATTGGCATGCTTCAAAGTTGCCAAATTCGAGCTATGAACAACACCCATATGCATTTTTCTGCACCCATAAGGGCCCAGTGAGATATTTGGCGCTGGTCCATTAACAGTGTTGACAGAACCATCACCCCCTGGGATAGTCATACCGGTGTTCAAGGCCGAAGGGTTAGCAACCCAATCACGATTGGGTATTCTGAACCAATTGGCCCCAAAGAAAAATGGAAATTCCATTTCACCACCCATAGATTGCCCAGGGTCGATGAATATCTTTGGCCATTGGCTCTGAGTCATAATGCAAATCTCTTCAGCATTGCTCAAAGTCAAATCGGTGGAGTCATCATAACCCATGTTACCAAAAGGTTCGATCACTCCAGCCGTTCTTTGGAAAACCTCACCAGGTT